CCTGAATTCCAAGTTGCCAAGAATGCTGGCGAAGAATTCTTGCAGGCTATTCTACGCAAAGATACTGGTGCGGCAATTACTGCGTATGAGCAAACATTGTATGGCGGAGTTTATTTGCCGCAACCCGGTGATGGCCCAGAGGTTCTTGCTGCGAAGAAAGATGCCCGCATTCGTGCCGTCTCTGCGATTGAGGCCGGAATGTCGCCAGCGCAGATGCTTGCTGCCGAAAAAGGTTTGGCTGGGTCAATAGATGCGGCCACGCAAGCTGGTCCAGTTACAATTACGGGTGATGCAGAATACAATGCACTTCCATCGGGAACCGAGTTTATTGCCCCAGATGGAAAACTTCGGAGGAAACCATAATGGGTTGGGCTGATGCACCTGAAGTAATGGCTGGGGCAAGTTGGAAAAGCGCTCCAATTGCTGAAGATGTGGTAATGACAACACCTGATGGTGGGCGTGTGGTTCGCAGCCAATCTGGGAACCTTTCGTTTGTCTCACCCGCTTACTCTACAAATGATCCAGAACAAATCAAACGCATCATGGAAGGTGCAAGCGGCGGAGAAGTGTCAAGGGGCGGGATACAGGAGAGCATTGTTTCGCAATATCCGCTAGCCGCAAGATTAACAAAATTGGTTGAGGGTGTGCCAGCTATTGGCTCTTATCTTGACGAATTAACTGGCGCAATCGCTGGGCCTGAAGCTAGGCAAGGCGTTCGGGCATTGTCTTCAGCAATGCAAGAAACACGGCCAAACCAATCGTTGGCTTTAAATCTTGGGGGCGGTATTTTGGGAACTGCGGCCACAATTGCCGCAACCCCAGCGCGATTGGCCGCAGCATTAGTCCCGTCCACTTCAGCGCGTTTACTGCCAAGCATAGCGAAGACAGCACTAACGTCTGGCATCCTTGGTGCGACAGAAGGTGCAATATACGGCGCAGGACAAGGAGAGGGTGCGGGTCGTGCTGAAACGGCTGGCACAGGAGCGTTGTTTGGTGGGCTTTTAGGCGGTGTTCTTGGTGGCGCTGCGCCCCTTGTGACTAAAGGCGCGGAAAATGTTATAGGTCTATTTCGCCGCAGTGATGTTGCCAAAATTGCAACGGAATTTGGAATTTCCAAGCAAGCCGCAACTGTAATCAAAAACACTTTTGACCAAGGCGGCGACATTGCCGCTGCTCAAGCCGCGTTGCAACGCGCTGGAAAAGAAGGAATGTTGGCTGATGCCGGCTTTGCGGCACAAGCATTGCTTGATGCATCAGCCGCATCAGGTGGCCGACCCGGCCAGATTGTGCGTGATGCGATTGAAGGTCGCATGGTGCGGACAGGCGAAGCTCTGGACACGGCTTTAGACACTACGCTTGGGCAAGCGCCATTAGGCCCGCGCTCTGCGGTTGAAGCTATAGCACAGAGAACTGCGCCTGCGCGGACAGAAGCATATCGTGCTGCATATTCTGCGCCCATCAACTACGCTTCTCCGCAAGGGATGAAGATTGAAGAGGTATTAGGTCGAGTTGCTCCAGATGACTTGATTGCTGGCATTGTAGAAGCCAACAAGGAAATGAGATCACGCGGCGAAATCAATCAACAAATCATGGCTGTTCTTGGCGTTGATGGAAATGTTCAGTTTCTTAGGGAAATGCCTAATGTTCAACAATTGGACGAAGTAAAAAAAGCACTGCAAAAAATTGCTTATGACAACACTGACGATTTTGGCCGTTTAACTGGAACAGGACAGCGTTATGCTCGATTGTCTGGGGAATTGCGCGATGCTGTTGCTGATGCTGTTCCAGACTATGGGACGGCTGTTAGCATCGGGGGGGACAAAATTGCAGAAGAACGAGCATTCATGCTTGGCCGCGACTTGCTTTCTCCAAGAACAGAAATTGAAGATGTTATGTTGCAGCTTGGGAAAAAACCATCTGCGGCGCAAGTGGAGTCTGCGAAGGTAGGGCTTCGCTCTTACATTGCCAAAACTTTGGGAGATGTTCGGGCAGTTCCATCAGACATGAACATTGATGCTCGGCAAGTTATCAAAGCCGTTACTGATATGAGCAGCGATAATGCGCGGGCAAAAATCAAAGCGTTGATGGGTGCAGAAGCGGATGCGCTTTTGAAGCAAATAGATGAAGCAGCACAAAGCGCAGTGGTTCGGGCGGCAGTTGCAACAAATTCAAAAACGGCTGTTAGGGGCGGTATTCGACAAGGTGTTGAAGAAATTACTGCACCAGGAGTGGTTGGGCAGGCTATGGCTGGCGAACCGATAAACGCAACAAAAGCACTGATCCAATCAATAACTGGGCAGACATCAGAATACACGGCAACCCAAAAACAACGCATCTTTGAAGACATTGCCCGCGCACTTACAGAAAAAAAAGGCCAAACAGCACAAGCTGCATTAAGCTATCTTCAACAGGCAATGCGCGGTCAATCACTAACGGCTGCTCAAAATGAGTTCTTGGCGCGTCAAATCGCTGGGACAACGGTTATGGCAGGCATTCCAGCAGCGCAAGAGGTGACAGGGCGATGAAACCTAAGGCTTTATCAGATGACGAAATCCAAAACACCATCACCAATGCGGTGCGTGAGGCTGTTGATTTTGTTGAAAGCGAAATTGCACCAGATCGCATCCGCGCCCAGAAATACTTTGACGGCAGATCGGCAGTTGACTTCGAAGAGGGTCGGTCAAAGGTTGTTGCCACAAAGGTGCGCGATACGATCCGCGCAATTAAGCCAGCCCTGATGCGGGTGTTCTTGCAGTCCGACAAGCCTGTGGAGTTTATCCCTAACTCCCCGCAAGCCGTCATGGGTGCAGACCAAGCCACCAAGTATGCCAAATATGTCTTTGAGCGGAACAATGGCTTCCGTGTTTTGTCGGATGTGTTCCATGATGCGCTGATCAAAAAGGTTGGCGTGGCGAAGGTTTACTATGACGAAGTGCCACAGGTTGAGATCGATGAATACAGCGACCTGACGCCTGAGCAGCTTGCGTTTATTGAAGATGACCCAGAGTCGGAAATCATCTCTCAAGAGGAAGAGATTGTTGCTGAAGCTGTGATTGATGAAATGGGCATCGAAATCCAGCCGCGCATGGCAAGCTATGAACTGCGCGTGGCCCGCACATCCGTCAAAGGCCAAATCAAAATCCAAAGCGTGGCGCCGGAAGACTTCTTCGTTGACCGCATGGCTGTGAGCATCGACGATTGCTATGTCTGCGGTCACACCAGCGAGGCACGGGTTGGCGATCTGGTGGCGATGGGCTTTGACTTTGACACTGTTTATGACCTTGCAGGATCGTCAGAAGGCACGGTTGATGACGAGGAAGAAATGGCTCGTCGCGGCTGGGGTGACAACGACGATAACGAGAATGCCGCTGATCCGTCGATGCGTAAGGTCCAAATGACCGAAGCATATATGCGGATGGACATCGAAGGCACAGGCGTCCCGCGTATGTATAAATTCATCTGCGCTGGCAACGACTACGAAATCCTTGACTATGAACTGTGCGACTATGTGCCATTTGCCATCTTTGAGGTTGACCCAGAGCCGCACACGTTCTTTGGGCGCTCCTTGGCTGAGATTGTGATTGAGGACCAAGACGCATCGACATCGCTTCTGCGCGGCCTGCTTGATGGCCTAGCAATGGCAAACAACCCGCGCGTCATGGCTGTGACCAATATGGTTAACATGGACGATCTTCTGAATAACGAGATCGGCGGGATTGTCCGTGTGAAGGACATCAACGCGCTGCGTGAGTTTGCGATTGGAAATGCGGCAACGGCTGCTCTGCCAGCGATCCAGTTCTACGACGAGGCTATCCGTGCCAAGACAGGCGTCACAGGGGCCGCTATGGGCATGGATGCTAACGCCTTGCAGTCTCAGACAGCCGCAGGCGTGAATGCTGCTGTGCAGGCCGCTTCCGCAGTCTCTGAGTTGATCGCCCGCAACCTTGCAGAAGGCGGGATGCGCCAGATGTTCCGCCTGATCGCACAGATCGCCCGCGCCAACCCAAACCCAGACGAGATGATGCGCCTTGATGGGCAGTTTGTGCCTGTTGACCCGCGCTCTTGGACGAGTGACTTGGACTTGGTAACAAATGTTGGCTTGGGCAATAACCACCGGGATGATCGCATTGCGGCGCTGCAAATGACCATGCAAACGCAGATGCAAGTTTGGCAAGCATATGGCCCTACCAATGGGATCGTGACCATGACGGGCATCCGCAACACTTTGGCGGACATTCTCGGCATGGCTGGCATCCACAACGCTGATCGCTACTACAACCAGATGAACCCGCAGATTGAACAGCAGCTGATGATGCAAGCCGCACAGGCGGCACAAGGCCAGCAACCGCAACAACCATCTGATCCGAACATGGCATTCTTGCAGTCGGAGCAGATGAAAACGGCCACCCGCGCACAGGTTGACATGGCGAAGGTGCAACTAGACGCAGAGAAAATGCGGATGGATGATGACCGCGAGCGTGACCGCATGGCCCAAGACCTTGCAATCAGGGCTGGGGAACTGTTAGCAAAGACGGGCGTTCAGTTAGATTTGAACGCAATTAAGCGTGAACAGCAAATGCCGAGGATGCAATTTGTCCCTAATCAAACAACGGGCTTCTGAGGCGAAGACACTTCTAGCCGATCACGTTTTCAAAGCCGTGATCGGTGAAATCCGCGATGATGCGGTGGGGGTGTTTTTGGACGCAACTTGTGATATAACGAGAGTAGCGGCGGCTCACGCAAGTGTTCGCGCCGTCCAAGTAATTCTTGACGCCCTCCAAGCGAGATTAGACGCCGAGGCCGTCGAGGCAAAACAGGATCGGGACCGTGCAAACGACTGACACAATTGAAGCGGCTGTTGATAGCCTGCTTGCCCCTGCGAAGGATGAACCCAAAGCCGAAGTGGCGGTAGAGGATGAACCAGAGGAGCAACTTGAAGCGGATGACGAAGACGCCGCTGAATATTCCGAAGATGAGGGTGAAGAACCTGATTTAACGGATGACGAGGATGAGGAAAGCGAAGAAACTGACGTTCCAAAGACGCCTAGCCTTTACGCTGTCAAAGTTGATGGCGCAGAAAAGCAGGTCACCCTAGAGGAACTAAAGCGGGATTATTCGGGACAAGCCTACATCCAGAAGGGAATGCAAGAAGCCGCTTCTGCCCGCAAGGAAGCAGAAAGCATCTTCCAAACCCTTCAGACCGAACGACAGCAATTCCTCGCCACGTTGGAGAATATCCAGCAGCAGGGAGTTATGAGAGCGCCCCAAGCTCCAGATATCCGATTGATGGACACTGATCCCATTGGATATATGCAGCAAAAGGCACATTACGACAACAACGTGCAAGACTATCAATCGCAACAGCGGCAACTTTACGATCAAGCCCAGCGCCACAATGCGCTTCAGGAGCAAGCCCGTAAAGAGGAATTGCAACAACAAACGCGGCGGTTGATTGAGGCTATTCCAGAGTTTGGCGATCCTGAAAAGGCTCCCGTTCTCCAGAATAAACTTTTGCAGTTTGCGTCAAAGTATGGGCTTTCGGCTGAAGAAGTGGCAAGCACCGTCGATGCTCGCCTAGTGCAAGTCTTGTATGACGCTTACAAATACAATCGGCTTTCGGCGGTAAAGGATAAGGCTAAGAAGCCCGAACCCCCGCGCAACGTAAAGCCAATGGCTCGTAAGCCTGCACCTGAAAAAATCGTTCGTGATCGGCAGATGAAGGTAGCTAAGAAGTCGGGGAAGCCAGAGGCTTTCATTGATCTTCTTTTCCGTTAATCAGAACAAGGACTTACAATCATGGCACAGCCAACAAACACTCTCGACTCGTATGACGTAAAAGGGATTCGCGAGGACCTTTCCGACGTTATCTACAACATCTCCCCGGAAGAAACTCCGTTCTACACTGCTTGCGGCAAGGCAAAAGCAACCAACACGCTTCATGAATGGCAGACTGATGCCCTGCGCTCGTCGGCTGAAAACGCACACATTGAAGGCGATGATACTGTCGCTGAAAGCCGTGGCGTCACCAGCCGCTTGGGCAACTACACGCAAATCTTCAAAAATGCGGTGGTTATCCCCGGCACTGATGACGGCCTGAACAAAGCTGGTCGCGCCCGCGAAATGGCTTATCAGGTTCTGAAGATTGCCAAGGAGCAGAAGCTAGACATCGAAAAGGCACTATTCGCCAATCAGGCGCGTGTTGCCGGCTCGTCTTCCGCTGCTCGTAAGCTGGCTGGCGTTCCGGCATGGCTGAATACCAACACCGACTTCCGTTCGGGTTCCAGCGGTGCTGATCCCACTGGTGACGGTACGAACGCCCGCACGGACGATGGCACACCCACTGCATTCTCGCAAACCAAGTTCGACAGCGTGATGCAGCAAGTTTGGGTTTCCGGCGGCAAGCCTGATTCGGTTTATCTGTCGGCTTTCCAGATGAACTTGGCTTTGGGCTTCACTGGTAACAACAACCAGCGCTCAAATGTCGTGGCCGAAGATGAAACCGTCATCAAGCACATGTCCGTCTACGTCACGCCGTGGGGGACTGTTGAGTTCAAACCGACCCGCGAAAACCGTGGTCGTGATGTGTTCATCATGCAGGATGACATGTGGGCCGTTGGCGTTCTGCGCTCGACCCGCAACGAAGAGCTTGCCAAAACGGGCGACAACGAAAAGCGTCAAGTTCTCACCGAACTGACCTTGGTTTCCCGCAACGAGAAGGCCAATGGCGGCATCTTCGACAACACTACTTCGTGATCATAATGGGGCGGGCTTCGGCTCGCCCTTTTCCTCAACATCTGGCTGAAGGGAAATCTCATGCCGTCGAATTACTTTGACAACTATGGCATCGTCACCGTCACTGCTGCGACTGTTACGATCACCGACGAAGCACACGTTGGTCAGCGCGTCATTATGAGCCGCGCTGCTGGCATTACTGCTACCTTGCCGGAAGCCACTGGCTCTGGCAATCGCTACGAGTTCATCGGCTCTGTCGATGCTTCTGGTAGCCAAATCATCAAGGTTGCTGATGCGACTGACATCATGATGGGTGTGGCTTACTTGGGCAACGACAGTGCAGGCGCTTCGTGCTTCTACACTGCTGATGCGTCCGACACTATCACGCTTGATGGTTCGACCAAGGGCGGTCTAAAGGGCTGGCGCGTTGTTCTTGATGACATCGCAGCTGACACTTGGGCTGTCATTGTCATGTCGGAAGCATCTGGAACGGAAGCTACCCCGTTCTCTGCTACCGTTTCGTAATAAAGAGGGGGGCGGGTTTAGGCTCGCCCCTTCTTACAAATGAAAGAATATCGCGTAACCTGTGAGAGCATATTTCGTGGTGGTGTTCGCTATCGACGCGGGCAGATATTGCGAATGCCAGTTGAAGTCGCCCAGACGATGCGCCTAGCCTATCCAAATCTGACCTTTGAGGACGCCCATGACGAAAATAGCGGAGAAGATGTTCACGGACGAGGGGAAGATAATCGTGCAGCAGACGCACGACTTCAACCCAATTCTGGAGAAGGCGAAGGCGTTAAAAAGCGCAGGGGCAGGCCACCTCGGAGAGAGCAAGTTAGTGGGGCTGATCCCGATGAAAATGTGGGCTGAGTGGGCAAAGAAGTGGGGCGTTAATGCCAATGACACGGCGGCTATGCGTGACGTTGTAGCCCGTGAGATGAACGACAGCGATAATGCCCATCTGCGTGTTTGGGACGGGCGCTATTGATGAGACTGAACCCAAACAAGATCGTCGCAATTCTGATCCTTGTCGTGGGTTTGCTTCTAGCTGCCGTTATTGCCTACGCACAGGATATCCCAGATGTGCAATGCCCCGAGGGATACATCTGCACATGGTCTGAGAATGTGGGGTCAGTTGATACCACAGGCGAGATGACCACCACTGTAATATCGCCACCGCCCACGGCTGTATCGCCGCAGTTTTCCGCTGGTAATGGCAACGACCTTTGCACTGTGGGTGTGTCTGGCGCCGTGCAAACTCAAATCCTTGGCCTGTCAGCTGGCAAGACCGTGCGCGATATGAACTGCGAGCGCCTCAAGAATGCCAAGGCCTTGTTCGACATGGGCATGAAGGTCGCTGCGGTATCTACCATGTGCCAAGATGATCGGGTGTTCCAAAGCATGCTAGATGCCGGAACGCCCTGCCCCTATGACGGAATGATCGGCGAGGAAGCTAAGGCTGCTTGGGAAGCTGATCCTGACCGCTACGAGATCAGCCCGAAAGGACGCATAGATGACAAGGCAAAGATGGGCATTGGCGCTCTGCTTGGCGTCTTGGGCCTCCTTCTCGCACTCTGACCCTTATACTTACAGCGCCACGGGCAATGCTGCATCCAGCGGCCTGTCGTGGGACATGCTTAACGTCATGCCAGACGTAATCGGCCTAGACGTAACAGGCGTCTTCTACAGATATACAATCGGCAAAGACCCAGCCGCAGATGCCTTAGTCCATATCCAGAATGAAAACGCTCTGGGCGCTGGCTACATCTTTCGTGAAACCGACGATTGGTCTGGCATCGCTGGGAATACGATTACCAAGGGCATTCCTGTATCAAACATCCCGCTAGAATATTGGGGGCTTGGGTCAATTGAGGTCGAAGGTGCAGGGTCAATCTCGGATGCGTCTGTGGTGTATTCCTACCGCATCGATGAATGCACCAACCCGCAGTCAAGCCCATCCTGCAATGGTTATGTGCCTCCCGTGCCAACTGTGACCATTGACGAGCAAGAAACATATGACGCCTTGGAAGATGACGCATATCGGATCGCAAGCGAGAAAACTGACCAAGAATATCAAGAGGAAGAGGCCGCTAAAGAAGATCAAGGCGATGATAAAGAACGCAAGGCTCGGCTTGAGCGTGGCCTAGCTGCATCGAAGAACGCCCTAGCTTTAACCAGTGGCATTTCACAGGATGCAATTCTGGCCGCAATGGGGTATACTGATGACATGTCCGCCTATTACGCCACACAGTTAGATGGCGGGGCATATGCTGAAACGCTCACACTGGTTGATGGGAAACTCCCTGAAAACCAGCTTGGGCTAAGAAACGGACTAGCGCAACAATTGCTGCATGAGCAGTTGATTGACTTGCAATACGATTAGAGGACTTTGACATGAAACATCTTGCAGTAGCTGTTCTGGCCGTTCTGCCGCACATGGCGATGGCAGAAGGCGTTCCAATCGAAGGCAATGTTCAGGCTAAGTGCGTGATCAGAACCGACCGCGCTGGCGTCTACGGAAACCCAACGGCAGACAAACTGAGCGCACTAGCAGCAGATGGCGGTGTGACGCCCATCATCCGATATGATGTGGCTCTGGCGGGCTACTATCTCGCTCGGATCACATATCCCACATCTTTTTCTACCAGCCCATCCCTGACAGATACTGTCACATGGACAGGTGGCGCGTCTGTGTCGAGCGTTTCCGCGGCAGGAATGTCGGCCTATGACGCAGCAAAAGTGGAATACGATGCGACAACCGAATTTGACCTGACAGTGGCAGGAACAACTTGGTTCAAGGTCGATAGTGCGGCGGAGTATGGTTACAATAAAGCGTTCCCCGCTGGATTGTATCGCGCAATCATCCAAGCGGACTGCATTGCACAATGAAAGTAGCAATAGCGATCTTGTTTGCAACCGGGGCTGGCGCACATGAGATGACGCCTGCTTATCCTGAATTGCATCAATCCGCTGTTGCTCAGATCATGCAGGCCGACCTATCGCTGTTCAATGCCCGCAATGACGTTGAATATTACTCTATCAGCGTCTTGGATGGGGAAATGAACCCTATCCAATTTGCTTCAGCGCAGCGCGTGATGCACGTTCCACCGGGGGCGAGGAAAGACTTTGAAATCTACATCAAAGAGGTTGACGTAAATCGGGCTGTCTATGTCTGCACTACATCGATGCTTCGTGCAGGCGAAGAAAATAATGCCATTGTTTCATCGCGCATTTGCTCGCGTTTGGACGGTGATCGGGCATGAAGCGGCTGGCTGTCATCTTAGCAATGCTTTGCGGGGCAGCACAGGCTGACAGCACTTCTTTGGCTTTGCAGCTGCCAACCCCGTCAATGAGTTATCAAAGCGATAGTTTCAGGGCTGGCGAGTTGGATTGCAGCATGGCAATCGGCGGTAGCTTAAACCTAGAACTTGGGGTGCTGGGCGGGGTGAATAATCTGGGCGGCAACGACCTTGCCCCACAGACCAAGGACATTGGGATATTCGCGCGGATCGTCATACCCTTGAACGCGCCAAAGTCCCGCATCGACTGCAACCAGCTTTACCTTCTTGAGTTGCAGCAGCGTAGATTGGAGATTGAACAACTCCACGCTGAACTTGAGGCGATGAAGCAGTTGCAGGAAGAACAGATGGACTTTGAACCCTGATGGTAATTCGGCGCAACCTTGGCAAAAAGTTGGAGGACATCGACGGCCTGAAGGATAAGGATTTTACGATCCTTGGGCTTGAAATGACGCCTGCAACCATTGCCGCAGCGGTTGCGCTTCTATCCACCATCTGCGGTGGGCTTTATGGCGGCTTTCTGATGTATCAGAAGGTCGAGGCGGTTGCGGGCATGGACCTTGGTGCTTATCAGCAAAAAATGGAAGTGATGGACGCCAAGGTGCAAGAGGCTTTGGACTATGCCCGCGACATAAAAAATGGACTGAAAGACGATATTATTTCGCTGGAAAAACAGGTGGATCGTGCCGAGGATGCGGTGCGAACCAATGAGGAAGCGGTGCGAACGTTGATCGACGATGCTGAAAAGCGGTTTGAAACTAGACGCGATCAGCTTCGCATGTCGCAAGATCAGGACATGAAAGAGTTAGAAGACCGCCTAAATGAACGCCTGCAACGGGCGCTAGACAACCCCTTAGCCCAATAGAGGATGACGAGATGAAAGAGAAACTACTTTGGCTGATCTTCATCGCTGCGATAGGCGCAGTCTTCTATTTTTCCGCAAACGGCTTCTACCGCTACCCCTGCCAAGACCCAAACAAATGGGGACTGCCAGAATGCCAACCGCCGATTTGCACAGCTGCAAAACAATGCCCTGAAGACCTGATAGGAGATGTAAATGGTTAAGGAAGATGCAAACCTCTTGGAAGCAAAGCTTCGCTACTTCATTGGCGTTGCTCTCACCATTATCTTGGGTGGGACGATCTTTGTGATCCTGTATAGCTTAGTCTTTGTGACCCAGCCTATGGGTGCAAGTTCTGAAAACGACCGCAAGTTCTTTGAACTACTGACGCCAATCGCGTCATTCATCGTTGGTGCTTTGGGCGGTGTCCTTGCAGCCAGCAACAGCAGAAACCAGAAAGAAGAGGAGAAGGTAGAATGATTGGTCGTTTGGTAGGTGCGCTAATCGGGCGCAAGCTGAAAGAAAAAGCCGTCGATGCCGTGCTGGATAGGGTCAATCTGCCCGACCCAGTAGAAAATGCCATCAAAATTGCCGCCATTGGCAACGCAGGAGACTTGCTTGCCAATCTTACTGGCAAGTCTGGTGCGGATAAGAACTCTATCCTTGGCGAGGTGGCAAAAGGTGTGGGCAAGAAAAAATGAAGGTGTTTGCAACACTCTCACTAGCCGCAATTTCGGTTGTCGCTAGTTTTTCTGCGTTGGCTGACGCCTACAAGATCACCCGCGTCATTGACGGCGATACGGTTGAAATTGCAGTGGATTTCTTGCCAGCCCCATTGCCGCCAAAGCTATCTATCCGCGTCCTTGGCATTGACACGCCGGAGAAAGCGCCACGCGCCCAGTGTGAAGCGGAAGCTGAAAAGGCCAAACTTGCCAGTGCGTTTACCAAAAACGCAATTGCTACAGCTGCGGTGATAGATGTGCAGATCAAGAGTTGGGACAAGTATGGTGGCCGCGTTTTGGGGAATGTGTTTCTCGACGGGCAAAGCCTCGCAGAGATGTTGATAAATCAAGGTCTTGCCCGCGCATATTTTGGAGAGGCAAAATCATCATGGTGCAATTAAGGAGCGATAAATGCTGACCAAAGACCACATCATTCACATCCTGCACGGCAACGCGGATGCAGCAGCTTGGGCAGATGCCGCAATGGAAATCCTGCCCAAATATGAGATCAACACGCCAAACCGCATTGCTGGCTTCTTCGCCCAGTGCGGTCACGAAAGCATGAACTTCACTGTGCTGTCAGAAAACCTGAACTATCGCGCCGAAACTTTGGAAAAGCTGTTTAGCAAGTATTTCTCAAAGGCTGGACGCAATGCAGCCGACTACGCCAAGCAGCCGGAGAAAATTGCCAATGTGATCTACGCTGGTCGAATGTCGAATGGTGACACGGCAAGCGGTGATGGGTATCGGTTCCGTGGGCGTGGTGTGGTTCAGCTAACTGGCCGTGACAACTACACGCAGTTTGGCAAATCGGTCGGCATGTCGCCAGAACAGGTCATTGACTATGTGACCACAAAGAAAGGCGCATTGGAAAGTGCCTGCTGGTATTGGAACAGCCGCAACCTGAATGCAGCTTGTGATGCCAACGACATCGTAAAGATGACCAAGCTGGTCAATGGCGGGACGATTGGCCTAGAGGATCGGCGCAAACACTATGAGGCTGCGCTGGCGGTCCTTGGCGGGGCTGTGCCTGCTCCCATTACCAATGCAGAGGCTATCCCCGGCGTTCTCAAGAAAGGCTCCACGGGTGAAGCTGTTAAGCGGATGCAGGCAGAACTTGGTCTTGAGGCTGACGGCTCGTTTGGCCCTGCCACTGAGACTGCGGTTAAAAAGTGGCAAGCTGCCAATGGTTTAGCCGCTGACGGAATTGTTGGTCCGAAGACGCTGGCAAAACTGCTTGGCTGATCGATCAATGGTGTGAAAGGTCGGAGGAAAACCTTCGGCCTTTTGCATTCACAACCCGCGCAGCCACTGATCTACCAACGGCAAATATTTGTGGTCCTCGCCGTATTTCTCAACCCAAGATGCTTTTCCGTTGTGGATCGCATCCGGGCCGTCTTGATGGTGCGCCTTGCAAAGCGGGATGACATCCATGTCGCTGGCCTTAGCAGACCCATATCGCCCGCAGATCACATGATGGGCATCGCTCGGCCCATGCTTCAAGCAGATCACGCAGGGCAGTTGTTTGACGCGGAAAATATGATCCCGCGCCTTAACTGTGCCGCGTTCGGCCTTGGGTTTCTTTTGACCCAGTGCGCCCCTGCCTGCTAGGTCAACCATCTTTCCCACTTCAAGCATTGCACATTGTTTTTCTGTGCCATTTCATACAAGTGCGATACTTTGCCTTTGGACTTTCTCGCCCGCTGTATTGCCTTTTCGATGCGATCCTTTTCCTCGTATAGCGCGGGCAGTTGGGAATAGGCGGCGGTTTTCATAAATGGCTTGAGTATCCAATGCATATCATTTCCCCGGTTTAGTTGTTGGAAGTATGTTTAGGACGGCTTCGCCTTCTGCGGTCAACTGCCAGTGATTGCCTTGCGTATCAACTTGCCAAGGCAGATTGTCGGGAAGGTCTGTGCGTTTGACCCAGCCGCATTGCTCTAGGCTGTAAAGTGCCGCACCGTGAACACCGCATTCAATGGATGTGAACACCTTTAGTCCGCATGCCTCAATGTCTTTGAGTGCTTGCCACTTTGTTGTGTTTAACTTTGGTTTCATTTGATCTCCTTTTCAGACCACACGACACCATGCCGTGCGCCATATTCGTAGATAACCTCAATCAGATCAGACATCTGCGGCTTGGTTAGTTTTGATGATCGGAACCCAAGCGGAAATGGACCTGACCCATCCAAGCCTTCCGCGAATGCCACCTGATGGCCCAGAGAGTGCAGGAATGCGCACTTCCAAGTCTCAGGCGTCCACTTGCGACCTTCTGGGCGGGCTAATGCTACATCGGTCAGCATGGCCCACATTTTATCGTTTTGCTCCAAGGTCCGATCCCCGCCCGCGATTGTCACGGTTGAGTAATCCGGCGCTGCGTCTATAAGCTGGTGGGCATAGAGGCGCTGCCGTGGGCCTGTAAGGCGGACCTTGTATGGCATCAGCCTGCGCCCTGATTGGTCCAGTATGAAACCATCACTTCGCTGACCTCATCGCGGGGTATGTCCAGTTCCTTCGCCACCTTGTCCATCGTCAACGATGCTACGGCATGCCATATGCCGCCCGCTTCGTCTTCAAGGCGGTAAAAGGTTTCAACGATTAGCTTCCGATCAAGCATTGAACTTCTCCCGCAGCTGCTGAAGTTTCATTTCCAGATCGCCTAAGAACTTAATCACCACGGCGCTGATCTCTTCTTGCATAACAGAATCAGCAAAGACCCGTTGCATCCAGAAATTCATATCGCCCGGCATACGGGGATCGAAGCTGACGAAATCGCACCATTCCCGCCCGCAGCACATCATCTGCACTTGCATCTGGATCATGTATTTTGACGGAACCTTGCCAGCCAAAAGTGTCTCAATGTGGGTGGCAGAGTTTGGGCATTTGATTTCGATCAGCCCATCCGATCCTACCAGCCCGTCAGGTGATGCGCCGAAGCCCGCGATGGTCGGGTGTGGAATGAAGCCTGTCTCCACCACAGCCTCGCCAGTCATCAACTCATAGGCCATGCGGGCCTGTGGCTCCGTATCTACGCCGTGCTGCATGGCGGGGCTAGAAAAGCCCTCTGTGGGCGTCTGCGTCAGCCTCTCAGTGATAAGCTGGGCCATGTAGTTAGCCCGGCTGGCGCTGTAACCCGTCTTTGTGGTCGCCATCACATCGGCGGTGCGGGATGCTGTGACACATCCCAACCGCGCTGCGAACCATTCTTCACTGCGCTGTTCCATTTGCCACCCCCGCTTGTGCTGCTTTTTTCTTGAGCATGGCGACTGCATCGATGCCCTGCTTCTCGGTCAGGTCTTCGAGCGTCTTCACCTTCCAGTAAGTGCAAAACTTCACCTCGTCTGTTTCGGTGTCAAAGATCAGTTCGTTAATTTCCTGAAACTGCTCTGCGGTGATTAAGCGGATTAACTCCGCTTTCGGCGCGGCTTTCGCAGCTGCGTTGCCATCATCATCTTCTGGCGCGATGCCTGTCAGGCTTTCAAGGCCGATCCGCTTGGCATAGGTCGTGGCCGACTTCATGCCCTGCATATCGTTCTTGTTGATGATCAGCGGGACATCGCAAGAAATCTCAGTGGCACTTGCGCCATGAACCAATGTCGTGCGCATCACCGCGCCATGTTCATCCCGCAGCATATAGTGGAACATGGCAACGCCTTGCTCGTTCAAGGCAGGGACGGCAACGGAAACCACATCACCAAGGTCGGCATACTTGGATTTGAATGCGGGGTTGGTTGCGCCTTTCACAACTTTGCCCATGCCAGCCTGTGCAGCGCACAAAGCCATGTAGATGTTTTTATGCTCGCTCATGTCAGAACCCCAATCCATAACCCAAGAAGAACAGGCCGTAGCCCATCACAAAGAGCATCACAGCCCCAACTGCATCTTCGATCCATTCGCGCATTAGTAAAACTCCACTTCGTTCCAGAGTGACAGGATGGCGTCCTGAAGCGCTTTAGGCAATTCTTTGATGTCAAACGGCATGTCCAGAATGAACAGCTGGTCAATCTCGATTGTGTTCATGTCCACTTCTTCAAACGTAGGCGACCCCGGCACACCATAGTCTGTGCGGACGCTTTCTGCGACAAAGCTAACTTTGATTTCTTCACCCTTGTAGTAGGCTTGCATGGCTTTTTCTCCCTGTCCTTGCCTGTTTCTTGTAAGGCGCTTCTTTCGGCTTGTAAACAACTATTTGCATCAGGCGCAACTTTATGCAAGATGGTCGCATGGAAAACACATCACGCATCGCTCTGGCCCAGCACATCAAGGCCGAAAAAATGAAGAAGAAAGATTTCGCTGAGATGCTTGGCGTCAGCGCTTCTCAGCTTTCCCGCTGGCTGTCTGGCTCGGTTGTGCCGGATCGCCTGTCACGCAAGTTCGTTGAGTTTGCCACTCGGCAGGCTGTTTCAGCGGATGGCTGGCAGTGAATGCTTTTGGCTTGCCGGAAACAGACGGCGGTTGGGATTTCATCATGGCCGATCCGCCGTGGCATTTTGCAACATTCAGTGCAAAGGGCGGCGGAAAGTCACCGCAGGCGCACTACAAGACCATGCCGCTGGATGTGATTAAGTCTTTGCCTGTCGGTGACGTAGCAGCCAAGGACTGCCTATTGTGGCTCTGGGCTACAGGGGCAAACCTACCATTGGCCTTGGAATGTCTGCCTGCGTGGGGCTTTCGATACTCAACGCTTGGCTATTGGGGCAAGCTGACTAAGACAGGCAAGATTGCCTTTGGCACTGGTTACGGATTCCGCTGCTCAGGTGAGCCGATTATTCTGGCCCGTAAAGGCAAACCGAAGAATGAAAGAACTGTCAGGTCATTGATCATGGGCCTTGGCGGATCAGGGTCTGGTCGAGCGCATTCCGAAAAGCCAGAAGAAGCATATGCAGCGGCAGAACGTCTTATGCCATGCGCCAAGAGGCTTGACTTGTTCTCACGCAAGACGCGAAATGGATGGACTGCGTTTGGTGATGAGGCTGGAAAATTTGATGCCGCAATTCAAAACCTTGGAAATGTAAAATGAAGATACAACCCAGCTTTGCCCGCAAGACCCGCAACAAGTATGGCGCGAAGAAAACACAGGTGGGCGAGGTTACCTTTGACAGCAAAAAGGAAGCCCAGCGCTTTATGGAATTGCAGCTGCTGGAACGTGCCGGGGAAATCACTGATCTGCGCCGACAGGTCAAGATCGACCTGATGGGCCAACATCGCCCGCTATACACCCGCACAGGCCGCAAGATGAGGCTGACCATAGACTATGCTTATGTCGAGGATGGCGTAGAGGTTCTGGAAGATAGCAAAGGCGTCTGGACCCGTGACTTCGAGGTGCGCTATGCGGTCGCTGTTGCGATGGGATTAAATCTGCGGGTGACGTAGATAACGCTTTATTTGATCTTGGAACGGGTATAGAAAAAAGAAGGACGGGGAGCGCGACCAACGCTCAACCCGTCCTTAAAAGCCGCAGCGGAGGGAGACCGCTGAGATCGGCAAGCACATGAACCGGATGTGCTGATCGTGGTTTACATCACGATTGGCAACTCCACAACACAAAGGAGTGCCAAGATGCACAGTTTTGATCCAGACATAGCGCAGCGCGTGGGCGTCCATGCCGCTGTGATTTACCAGAACATAGTATGGTGGTGCGCGAAGAACGCAGCCAATGGACACAACCAGCATGATGGTCATCACTGGACCTATAACAGCGTCCGGGCATGGTCTGAACTTTTCCCATACATGACAGCGAAGCAGATCAGAACATCGCTAGATCGCCTAGAGGCGGATGGCATGATCCTGTCTGGGGAATACAACAAATCTGCATACGATAGGACCAAATGGTTCTGCCCAACCAGTCAAGTCGAGTTGCCCCACAGGGCAAGTCAATTGGCCGCTGAGGGCAAACCTATACCTGTTGTAAACACAGATATTAAACCAGTTGATAAACAAGATAAGGCGGGCAAGCCGCCCGTGGTTAATGATGCCTCAGAGATTTTTGATTGTTTGACAATGTGGGCTTCAGAGGCTGCTGTCAAAAGTTTCATTGAGTATCGCAAGAAATCCAAGAGCAAGGGCTTGACCCTAACCGCAGCCAAACGGCTTGCATCCACCTTACAGGAGATTTTCAATGCAGGAGAAAACCCCGATGACGCACTTGGTCTCGCAGAAGAACGCGGATGGCA